TAACGCCTTGAGCCAGTTAGCCAATCATATACCTTTCTTGTTGAAGTGTGACTGTTGTCTTTATTCCCTGCTTTAGACTTCTTATCAAGGGACTTATTGCCTTTAGCAAACTGTGTAGATAACCAAAACGCATCGATACAGTCATCATGAGAACCTTTAGGAAAATCCAATAGCTCTCCCATAAACTCATGCATATCCTTTTTAAGGTGAACAGCTCCCTGTCTAAACTTTGGTTGCAAGCCCTCAAAAAGCCTATCTTTCTTCTTTTGGTTGCCATAACCCTTTATCCCCTGATTAATTCCAGGAATAAATAGACCTCGTGCCTTACTTTGCTTTTGCACATAATCACGAAGCATTTCTTGATAAGCTATAGTTTCAATGTTTACTCTTTTGACGGGGCTATATCGTTTGACGATTTTAAATATCTCATCTGCACAGTCCATAGGGAGAACTCTTTGCCTCCAATACTCAATAACGTAGTAATCAAACTTAGCAGTAACGCCAATAACCATAATAACACTATAATCGTTACGAGCCCCAAGTGTCGAAGCAGGGTCAACACCGATGTATATATTGACAAACTCTCTACTCGTATCATCAAATTGGATATACCAGCTTTGAGACTCTTCATCAAACCGACAATTCCCTTTATATAATCCATCCGTAATGTCTCCCTCGGTAAATATCTCATCTTCAGGTGATTTAGCTTGATTCATGTACTCTTGATAGAATTTACTTGGAGTACCCGAATCTATATAAAATTGCTTCTTAATCATTAATTTTTTAAGTGGGTAACGTGATTCCCATAAAGGAGTTCCATCTTCTTTGATTGCTTTATACGTAACCATCTTCCATGAGAACTTTTCGCCATTATTCGCAGCTTCCTTGCTATCACGAACAAGGTTGTTCAAAAACGAATCATAATGCACAATTGTACCATTACACCATAAAAATCCATTCTTATCAAAATCAATAGCAGGATAAACAGCAGCAGTTACCCAATTCTTAATTTGTTGTCTTGATTCAGGAGTTTTAGTATTTAGCTCTGATTCAAAATCATCGAGTATCATCCCCGTATATCTTGTGGAATTTTGCTTTTTACCACGCAATCTTTGAGATGTCCCCCTTCCAATCATCCTACAACCATTAGTGAGGGTAAATTCATTTCTTGTCCACTTAGAGCCTTGAAGGTCTCCAAAGTAATAATGAACAGCAGGATTAGAGTATATATGATTCATAATCCAACCTATATTATCAATAGCTTGGTCTTGTGCTTCCCCTATCCATGCAATAAACTCAGGGTTCTCATTTGTTGCAAATAGAAGTCTATGCATCACCGCAGTAGCAGCTAACGTAGATTTTGCGTGGTCACGAGGCAAAACGAGTCCAAGTTGTTGCTCGTTCTTGTCGAGAAGAAGCTTCCCTACCTCCCTGTGAAAATCAGGTGTTGCAGAGGCAAGGAAGTCTTGAGGTGAGAATAGTTTGCCGAATGAGATGAGGTCAGTATACGCCATTTGGAGTATTTCTTCATTCTTGGAAACATCCCCGTGTAAGTTTAAGTTTGCCATTTATTTCTTTGGGTTAATATGTTCGTGTTCAACCATACAATATTCAGGACAATGTGGGACTTTACCTTGATTATAACCTTCAAATAGGTTTAATAATATAAATATCATAGCTCCAAATAAAAAATCATACATTCTTCTTATTTTTTAGGTTTTTCACGTTGCATTTTTTCATACACATTCAATAGGTATGGGTCAGATTGCCTAAGTATATTTTGATTATGTCCTTGTGGGTAACCACCAAATCTTTGATTAACAAGAGATTCAAAACTCGGCATGACTTCATTCTCTCCTTGTGGACGCTCACCTAAAAATGAACCCATAAGTTCTTTATATCTTTGCGTTGCTGCCCCTTCTTCTTGTTCTCTAAGATTATCCAAAAGAGAAGCTAGCTTGTCGCTACTTGGGTCTTCTTTTTTTAAATTCCTCATATATTCAAACAGAGAGTTAAAACTTGATTCATTAACTTCTCCACCCTCTCTATATTTAGGCATTGGCTGCTTATGCAACTTATATAAATCTTGGACAGATTGAGTTGATACAGTATCATTAGGGCTTTTATTGATTGAATTTGAAAGCAATTGCATAATTTGGTCTTTTGTGCTATACGGCTCGTTATCATCAAACCCATATGTGCTTGGCATAGAGAAATTACGCTTATAGAAGCGATTATCTCCTCCTTTAGTTTGGGCATTGAAAATAGCAGTTCCTTGATTAAACATAAAATCTTCAATAATACCATATGCATCAAGCGTCTCAGACCTTACTTGGTTCTTAATATTATTTGGATTTAGGTTATTTTGTGATATCTTGCTATCAATTGCTTTATGTGCTCCATTATTCATATTCTATCCTTTCACCTCGAAATGAGGAAAATCATCAAATTTATTATCATTTACTTGGAAGTCCATATCCCAATCACCACCCCAACGGAGGTTAATGCCCATACCTTTTGCAATCCCTATAACGAAACCAGCAAATAAGGTTTGGCGTTCTCTATCCTCCCAATCGACAGGATAAGGAGTTACATCAGCAGCACGACTCGGCATAGAGTTATGTTTGCTTCCAGGGAAGCGAAATTTACTTTTACCCTCAGCGTGATACTTGTTTTGTGTTGCTTCGCTACGATTACCTTCTAATACACTACAATCAACGTACTTAATCACTTCATTGAATACTTGTTGTAACTTATCATCACATGTAGCGAGTCTATCCCTTGAGCTTTTGCCAAATTTAGGCATTATGCTTCTCCCATATCATCCATACCATGGATACCTGTTAATTTATCTTCATCATCGAATAATCCCTTGCAATGTGGGCACATCCATCCACAGCAGTAATCATCCTTATCCAATACACCAATCCTTTGGCTATACTCTTCATCTAAAAACAATGATTCCTTGCACATTGGGCATAAATCAAGCTCATTTCTCGGATTTTTCGGTTGTTGCGTGTATAAGTGGTGTGCTTTTCCCATTCTTAACTTCCTCTAATTGGTCAGGTGTAAATCCAGCGAATACTGTAAGTTGCTCCGTCTTTGAGTCTCCCATATCAAACATCCCTGCTATCTTAGTGAGGGATTCAAGTGAACGAAGCTTATCAGAGTCACGCTCTGCCAAATCAGCGATGGTTTTATAGCGACCAATAATCCACTCAGCTGTCACACCCTCTTCATTTAAACAATTTTGTATTTCATCCTTAATCATCTTTTTTACATGCTCCACTTTTAGAAGTTTATTGACTTGATGTTGTATGCCAATCTTACTTTTAGCCCTTGGGTACGCCTTTTTATAGGCATCAATCACTTCTACGCCTTGGGCAACATACTGTGCAAATAGGAATTGACCCTTTGTTGGGTTATCAGAGAATCCGTCAACCTTTTTCCCTGAAAAGGAATAGATGTTTCCAGCTATCCCTTCTTCGCCCAACATAGTGTACTTATTATTAATGTCAAATGTTCCACACACTGTTCGTATACAGTCTTTATTGCCGATTACCATTTTTCGGAGGATTTGACATACATAATCATCATCGGTCTTAACCCATTCTAATTCTTCCCCATTTCTCCAATAATTACGAAGGGGCATTTCTGTATTAAATGCCTTAAACTCAGTTTCATTATCATAAAGATAATGTTCTTTCCCTTTTATTGTTAAGAAATCCATATGATAATATAGTACCATTATAAGTTTATTTGCAAACCCACCTTTTTCCCTTATATATATATATATATGAATACTATCTATAAATACTATCTATATATAGTATCTATAAAAAGAAAAAGATAATATAATACAAAAAGAAAAGATTGAATTTAGGATTTACTATTTTCTAAAAAAATTAGGAAAAAATATTTGAGAATGCGTGTGAGTCTTTTTTATGTGTGGGGGGTGGGGTTCAAGTTCCCCTATGTACCCCTAATTACGTTGAATTTGACCTTACATTATAATTATAGTTATATTTTACAAGTAATTGTAAAAAAGGAAGAGAAATAAAAAAGCCCCCTAATAACGGAGGCTTTAATACATACTATACTATACTATATACTATTCAATAGTAACATGGATACCCATAGCCACCATCAAAACACCATACAATAAAATACTTACCATCTATTACATACCCTTTACAACTCATTATATTCTACCTTCTATCACTTCTTTTATATCCGTAATAATAGAATCTAGGTCATCTTCTAACGCTTCTAATTTACCCAACGCTTCATCTAGTGCATTGGATTTACGACTTGTTATTACTTGTATATAATTCTCTATCGCTTCTATAATTGTATCCATGTTATTCTATTCCTATTCTTTATTAATGTGGCATCATTGCCGACGATTTAATATACTACTCATTGTACTATATATACCAAGTCTTATATATATACTAATTATTACTTGTATAATAGTTTCAAGGGTGTTAATATTAATCCGTTGCACAACATGTAACCCGTGCAAGTTCTTTGACATAATCGACAAGACGTAACATAAACATAATAAAATGAATAGGAGTAATTAATATGTCTTTATTAGATAAATTAAACCTTAAACCAACGGCAAAGAAAGTCGCTGTTGGAGCATCTTTAACCATTGAGAGAGAGCTAAACGCTTTCATGCACAAAGCAATAAAAGACGCTTTCAAAGCTTCGGACAAATACAAAAAGTATTTAAAAGAAGATTTAAAAGAATCAAATGTTTTTGTTCAACAAGCAAACGACAAGATGGAATTGCGAACCATAAAAGGTGATGTAATTTTGATACCTTGTGAAGATGTTGAATTGACAAATGGAACGGATAAAGCCAAATTGGATACGGCTTTTAAAGTGGGTGTATTTCAAACGTATATAAAAGGTATTACAAATCAATATATTGAATACATCGAAAAAAAGAAGTAAACAACAAAATGCAAACCCAAGCCCATCACTGATTAATTTCGGTGGTGGGTTTTTTATTAGTGCGAACAGATTTTTTACTATCAGGAAAAGGAAAAGGAAAAGGAAAAGAAATG